CGCATCCGGGACACCTACCGGGCGGCGATTGTGGATGCGATCTTCACGCTGGGGATTGTTAAGACGGGTCTGAGTCAGAGTGACAGCGTGTATGCGATGGAAGACGATGAGGGACACATTGATGCGGGGACTATCTACACTGAGAAAGTGGATTTTGATAACTGGGTGGTGGACCCAAATTCCAAAGAGCATATGTTTCGGGACGCGGCCTTCATGGGTGACAGAATCACTGTGCCCCGTAGGGTTCTTCTGGACAGTGGACTCTACAAAAATGATCTGGTCGAGCGGCTCCCGCGCTGTGGGGATGATAATGATCGTAACAAACGCGCCCACGCCCTATCGATGAACAACATCCAGATGGACGAGAACTCTGATCTGGAAGATGATGTCGAGATCGTGGAACTGTGGGTGCCCTCCGCCAATGCGATCGTCACCGTACCGGGGACGGATGATGTCTCTTTTGACGACTACCTCCGCATCGACGACTACTACGGCGTGAAGGAAGGTCCGTATTCCCTACTCGCCCTCACGCCCCCGGTTCCAGGCAACCCGCTGCCCATCCCTATGGTGGGCATCTGGAACGATCTGCATGTGCTATCCAACCGGATGGCCAAGAAAATCATCGAGCAGGCCGAGCGGCAGAAAGACATCACCGCCTACAAGCGGTCGGCCAGCGACGACGCCGAGCAGTTAAAGGATGCAGGAGACGGCGAATCCGTGGCGGTAGACGACCCGGATGCAGTGAAGGTGCTCAGTTTCGGCGGGCAACAGAACAGCAACGACACCCACCTGGCCTCCCTTCAGGCGTGGTTCAACATGATGGCCGGCAACCCCGAACAGGTCGGGGGACAGCGCGTCGATGCCAAGTCCGCGACCGCCGCCCAGATTTTGAACCAGAATGCCAGCGTGTCTCTCGAAGACATGAAGGACATGGTGTACCAGTTCTCCGCCGACGAGAAGCGGAAGCGGTGCTGGTACTTCCACACTGATCCGATGATGCAGGTGCCGCTGACCCGCCGCCAGCCAATGCCGGGTCCGCCTATGATGACCCCGATGGGGGCCGTGCAAGGTCCGCCGACGATGCAGGAAGTTCAGGTGATCTTGACCCCCGAAGCGCGCCGGGGTGATTTCATTGACTTCACCTTCAAGATCGAACCGGAGTCGATGGGCCGCATCGACTCCAAAGTTAGACTTCAACAGGAATACGACCTAGCCCAGAAGATTCTGCCGGCGGCAATGGTCGCCGCCCAGACCGCCATGCAACTTGGCATTCCCTTCAGCGCCAAGGCGTTCATCATGCGAATGGCTAAGGATGCTGGGATCGAGTGGATGGATGAGGTCTTTTACGATCCTGAATATCAGCAGCAGATGCAACAGCAGATGATGATGGGGCCGCAGGCACAGGACAGCAAGGGTCAACCCGGTGCTCCCAAACCTATGATGCCCCAGATCATGCAGAACGGCCAGCCGGCCAGTATTCCGGGCAGCCAACCAGGACCGCAGGAGCAGCAGAACGCCGGTGCCCAGGCCGGGGCCAACGAGTCCCAGCGATTCTTGCGGGCCGGACTTCAGCACGCCCTGTTGATGGGGCCGGCAACCAAACCGGCGGACGCCAACCAAAACGCCTTCTAGAGGAAACCGATATGGCAAGCAAAGCTTCAGCACTAGACCCGCAGGATATGGAAGATTCGTATCGGGCCCAATCGGACGCCGATACGCTTCAGCGGCACCAGGAGATTACCCAGGACCCCGCACGCCATCAGAAGGCGGCGGATCACTTGGAGAAAACGGCGGCGACCGCCAAGGGTGCCCACAAGACTGCCCGCAAGCAGCTTGAGAAGAAAACCAAGGGCCGGCTGAAGAAAGCCTTCGGGGGGAACAAGAGCGGCGGGGCTGGCACCTTTGAGGCTGAGAAGGACAAGGAAGCCGGTCCTATGCAGAAGATTGTTAGCGAAGACGACTAGGAGATAGATGCGCCATTTTATTCACTCAGGCGATTTGGGGGACGTGCTCTACGCATTGCCAACCGTTCGGGCGATGGGGGGCGGGACTATCCACCTGATTGATTCTCCCGGTATGACCGCCCACGGGATGACCCCGGAACGTATCGCGGCGATCCAACCCTTGCTTGAGTCGCAACCGTACATCTCCGAAGTTCGGACTGACTTTCCAGTAGAGGGTATGGATGAAGTGAATCTGAACGCTTTCCGCTTCAGCGGGCAGGATTTCGTTAGTACCTTCCTGCCGGATACCACGCTAAACACCTTCAGGTTGCCGGTGACGGAACGGGATACGAAGTGGCTGACGGCTGATCCCTATCACTCTAAAGAGTCCGGGATGGCCGCCCCGGTCATCCTTGCCCGATCTGCTCGGTATCATAATCCGCGTTTTCCCTGGCGTAAGATTTTGGAGAAGTATGGCCGAGACGCTTTATTTGTCGGCACTCCCGCTGAGTATGTGGCATTTAATACCGAGTTTGGAAGCAGTTTGAACTTCAAGTATACGGGGGACTTGTTGCATCTGGCTCGCGTGATCGCCTCCGCCGATTTGTTCATCGGCAATCAATCCGCCCCTCTGGCGATTGCCCACGGGCTGAAGCAGAACGCAATTGTCGAAGTGTGCCCCTACTGTCCTAACTGCATTGACCCACGCCTGAACTGCTGGCCGGGGTTTGACGAGAACGTGCACCTACCTGATTTGGAATGCCTTGTACGGGGGGTGTACCCTGCCATTTAAGAGCGAAGCACAAAGACGTTGGGGACATAGCCCCGAAGGCGTGAAAGCGCTGGGCGGTGAAGCAGCAGTCTCGGAATGGGAAACGGCCAGTAAGGGCAAGAAATTGCCGGAGCGGGTGGGAAAGAAACCGTCGCTCCATCAGCGTGTGCGAAAAGGGTTCAGTCGGGCATTTCCAAAATAGGAGCCTATCATGGCAAACAGCGAGTCGGAATGGGCGAGCGGATACGTGACGAGTCAAGACGCGGCCAAGCACTTTAAGAAACTGACGGAGTGCGATCAGGCCGACGGGCACGAGGACGACAACGCCGAGTGGAAGCGGATCGCCTCTGATCCCCACACGGAAACGAATCAGGACCACCAGCAGTGTGATACCGATTGATCGGAGGAGGAGACGAATGGCGACACGAGAAGAACGCCGGGTCTACGAGCACCGCTACCGGCAAAGTGCTAAAGGAAAAGCGAAAAGAGTGGACTGGGCGCGTCGTAATAGGCTGCGCCTTAACGAACGGATTCGGCGTGAAGACCGCCATTACACGAACCGTTACGGAATAACACAGGACGATTACCGGCAAATGTTCGCCGATCAATGTGGGGCGTGTGCGATTTGCCTTGAACCCGCGCAAGGAAGAAAGCTGTGCGTAGATCACTGCCACACGACGGGGAAAATTCGCGGCCTCCTGTGTCGCAAGTGCAATTCCGGAATCGGTATGTTGCGAGACAGTTCCGTGATTGTCCGATTGGCCGCGAACTATCTAGACGGCTGAACCTTTTCCCCTGGGACGGCGATGACCCGCCCTGGGAGGATGACTTACCCACGGAGATGATCTGATGCCGATTTACGAAATGGGATGCAGTAACTGCAACCACAAAACTGAGGAATACCGCCAGATGTCCGCTTCTGGTCCAGCCGAACTTTGCCCTAACTGTGGGGATATCACCTACACGCGCCAAGTCAGCCGGCCCCATTCGGACATGGTTTCCTTCTCGACGCCGATTGAAATGTTTAGTATCGCAATGGATACCCCGGAGGAAGTGCGGGCCTTCGCCCGTCGCTGCCCTGATGTGGACATCGAGACGAATGAGGACCATCCGATGTTCGGCGTCCCTGTCGCCCGCAATCGGAAAGCAAAGTTACAAGCCCTTGCCGTAGCAGGGTATATGGAAAGTAATCCTCATTGCGGGCATTAAGATTTTGTAATCCGTAAGAATTTTATTTGCTTTTCCCTTATATGTGTGGTACACTTATAGGGTCGAGTTCAAGCACTTCACCCCTACCCTGGCGTTCAGCCAGCAGCGGAGAACCCAAACATGGCAGCGGAGACAGACGCCCTTACGGGCAACCCGGAAGTTCCCCTAATCGAAGAATCGGTCAAGGAAAGCCTTGCCGACAAAATACAATCCAAGTTCGATGCGGTGATGAACACCGACGAATCGGATGATACTCCGGCGGAAGAACCGGATGCAGAGACACCGGCTGAACCTGCGGCAGACGCCGCTCTGGCCGAGCCTGCTGATAAGGTAGAGGAGCCGGAAGCCGAGGAAACCCCGGCGGAAGCTGTGCCTGCTAAGGCCCAACCCTTCCCAGCCGCGTACCGGCGATCCCTGAAGGCATACGACTGGACGGATGAGGAAATCAATGAGGCTGCCAAGCAGCCGGGATTCCTCACCACAGCGGCCAAGATTCACCAGAACCGAAACAAGGAAGTTTCTGGCTGGGCGGAAGCGGGCCGAAAAGCACAGCAGTCTAGTCAAGCGCCCAAGCCGGAACCAGCCGTCGCGGCCACTGGCCTCACGCCAATTGACGCGGCTAAGCTGAAGGCCCAGTACGGTGATGAAGCCCTGATCGACGCTCTGGTTGGCCCGGTTAACCTGGCGATCGAGCGGATGAATCAGATGCTGCCGGTGGTCCAGCAGACCCAGCAGCGTGCCCAGATGGCACACGGCGAGACACTGGTACGACAGATTGACGGCTTCTTCAGCGGTAAAGGAATGGAGTCGTACAAGGAAACGTACGGCACCGACACGGCGACCCTCACGGGGGAACAACTGGCTGGTCGGAATAAGGTGCTGGAATTTGCCGACGCCCTCACAGCAGGGGCACAACTGCAAGGCCGGACGTTGCCTCTGAACGATGCAATGCAACTGGCCTTCGACGCGGTATCCGGTGGAACGAAGACACAGGCCGCACGCAAGGAACTTACCAAATCACTGCAAACACGGGCCAAAGGTGTAACCCTGAAGCCCGGCTCGCGGGGAACGAACTTGAACGCCAGCCCGGCCAAAGGACGGTCGGACCTGGAAAAACGGGTCAAATCGTCGCTCTCGGCAGTCCTGGGTTAGTTTTGACCGTGCAATTTTAGGAATTTACAATGGCCGTTGACAGCGCAGCCCTTTCTGACCTGATTGCTACCACCCTCCGCGATCTGCCCAAGGGCCAGTTCGAGGTCATGTGGGACAGTCAGAACTATGAGTTCTGCCAGATTTACCAGGAACACCGCCGGAAGATCGACGGGGGTACCTCCATCCAGCGGAATGTCATCCTTGACCGCTTCGGGCGCGCCAAGTACCGCCGGCTGTACGACACCGATCAGCCGACTGTTGACCAGAGCCAGTTCCAGATCAACGTCCCCTGGACCCAGATCGGGACCGACTACTCGTGGGACGTTCTGGAAATCATGCGAAACAAGAACTCCGCCAAGGGGTTCATTGATCTGCTTGAATCGCGTCGGGTCGAACGCATGTGGGACTTGGCCGAACTGATCGAGACTCGCGGCTGGGCCACCCCGACTTCCGCGACCGACACGCTGTATCCCTACGGCATTCCGTACTACATTAACTTCCTGAACAACGGCGTCAACGTGTCTGGCTTTAGCGGCCAGACCATCCGCTACTCCAATGGCACCACTGGCACCGTCTGTGCCGGCATCGACGCCGCCAGCGAACCTAAGTGGCAGAACTATGCGGCCCCCTATACCCGCATTGACAATGCCCTGCTCCGCACTATGCGAAGCGCCGTTCGTCGCACTCGCTTTAAGCCCGCTGCGATGATGCTCAAGCCCGGCAACGATAAGGTCGGCCCGACCATCAAGCTGTACGTCGCTGATGACGTGTGCAGTCAGTTGGAAGACCTGGCTGATAAGCGTGACGACCACACGCAGCCCGACTTCAATGCCACGAAGAACGATCTGGCCGGCAAGATGCTCCACAGCTTCGACGGCGTGGCCCACTTCAACAAGATGCCGATCCAGTACGTTCCGCAGTTGGACGGCTATACCGTGATGGGTTCCGCCACCCAACAGACCCCTAACCCGATCTTCTGTGTGGATTGGAGCAAGATTCAGCCGGT